ACCTGTAGCAAGAGTTACTCCGTCAAGAGTATCTCCATTTTCTAGATCAGATGCGAGTGTTACTGCTGCAGTTGTTGCTGCACGTACTGATGCTTTCCAATCAATACCTTGTGCTGCTGAGTCTACATAATTCTTTGTTGCTGCATCTGTTCCGTCAGTTGGTGTACCAAGACCTGTGATCTTGTTTGTACCCATTGCAATTGCGCCAGTCATGGTGCCACCAGCAAGTGCTAGTTTGGCTGCAAGGTCTGTTGTAAGCCCTGAAATCTTTGACTGTGCAATTGCTGCTGCTGAGTTAATGTCAGCATCTACGATTGTATCGTTAGCAATCTTTGCTGAGGTTACTGCACCGTCTGCAATTTTTGCTGTTTCTACAGAGTCTGCAGCAAGTTTACCAGCAGTTACGTTAGCATCTGTAATTTTTGCTGTGGTTACTGCGCCATCTGCAAGTTTACCAGTGGTTACGTTTAGGTCTGCAATCTTTGCTGTTGTTACTGCACTATTTGCAATCTCTGCTGTATCAACTGCTGAATCTGCAATCTTAGCATTTGTTACTGAGTTTGCAGCAAGTTTTGCATCTGTTACGTTAGCATCAAGAATCTTTACAGTTGTAACTGAGTCTGCAGCCAACTTTGCTGCTGTTACGTTTGAGTCTGTAATCTTTGCAGTTGTTACTGAATCTGCAGCAAGTTTTGCTGCTGTTACGTTAGCATCAACAATCTTCGCTGTTTCTACAGAATCTGAAGCAAGTTTTGCTGCTGTTACGTTAGCGTTTAAAATCTTTGCGGTAGTTACTGAATCTGCAGCAAGCATTGTTGCTGTAACTGTTCCAGTATCACCAGATGTAACCAGTGTTCCAGTTATATCAGGAATTGTAATTGTGCGATCTGCTGTTGGGTCTACTACTTGAACAGTTGTTTCAAAAGCATCTGCTGTTGCGCCTTCAAAAGTAATTGATGTATCAAATACACCAACTGCTGCTGGTGCTGCATACTTCAATCCAGTTGCTTCGTTTGAGTCTACTGTTAAAACGTGCCCGTTGGTTGCACCAACTGGTAATCTAACGACTGTGTCGTCTGCACTACCTACTAATAAATCACCCTTAGCATCAATTGTGCCTGCTGTGATTATGTTCTTTCCATTAACGGTCGCAGTTGATCCCTCAACTATCAGTCCCGACTTTACTCTAAAATCTTTTGTTACGGTTGCCATCTTTTATCTCCTTGGTTAGGCCTTTAATCCCATACGCAAATAGCGTAGAGTTATAGGTGTACTTCCCCCCACAGGAACCACAGTTAATGAAACTGTGTCTCCAGCCTTTGAAACAGAGATGGTGCCAATATTCCCATCATTTTCAATAGTGCCATATTGACTAACAGATACATCTGATCCATCATTCAATATTGTTAATTCTGTAACAGCGTACTTATTTGCACCGCCTGCTACATATTTTAGTGAGATCATATATTTCATTGATCTCCACTCGCTTGCGGTAAAGTTATCAAAAACTGTTGAGTTTTCAATACCATTAATTGTTAACTCGTTATTGCCGTCTGATCCAAGATCGGTAGACCTAGCAGAAGTACTATCAATTAAATCTACATAGTTTTCCTGAGTTGGTCTATCGCCTGTCTGAAACAAGGCCTTTACGTTGGTGGTTGATATCTTTGCCATGTGGCTATTATATCATTATGTTAAAGAATGTAGTTAGAGAAACCAATTATCTGAATACCGATTCCAGGTGGATTTGCTGGATTATATCCTTCAATACCAATGTTTGTAAGTGTAAGCCTAAAAGGCAAAACTGATGTTGGTGTAATGACTTTTGCATAGTCTACTTTTTGAAAATTTGACGGTATTGGTTTTAAATCAGAAACTGCGACGGTATTAGTTAATGTAGCAATAGCAAGAACTGTACCTAAAGCAACATTAGAGGCTGTTGAATTAAATGGTTTTATGTTAGAGAGAGTTTTTGTTGGTTTTATATCTTGAATAGAAACGGGGTTTAATATATTGCTAATTGTTGTAATAGCCATTGATTAACTCTGATCTGTAACTTCGCCTATCATGATCATTTCACCTTGACATACCGTCCAAACACGAGTAGCGTCAGATAACTGAACATCAAATACGTCTCCAGTTCTTAATTCTTTAGATTGTGCTGGTGATATGGTTACTGTAAATTCTCCTGGATCATCAAACTCTGTTGCATATGGAGTTACGCTAAATATTAAATCGGTTCCAACATTATCTGAATACCTTCTAAAGTCTGCCTTTATATCCCAACCCGTGATATCTCCACTTTCGTCATTTGTATAATCTAATTCGTTTCCAAGATCATCTTCTACGTAAATTCTAAAAGAAGCGCTATCTCCTATAACTACTGTCCAATTTACAAGTGGTGGTATATTGCCAAGATTATATGTTGCTGGAGCCGTTGGCTGAGGCGACATTGCAGATTCATCGGTATTTCTATATAAGGCCATAGTTATATCATTATACCATTAACTAATGTAATATTTAAAAGATTTTTATATTTGTTGTTTTAACTTGACCAAATAGCCAAATTAGTGTTATAATTAATACATGCTACCAGTAGGTAGCATTTGTTCTCTAGGAGGTATTCTACAATGAGAGAAGCAAATGTTTGGCTAGGGGTATTAACGTTGGTTATTTGCAGTACCGTCTTTTCGGCTACCGCAAATGCAACAAATGAAAATAACTTACTAATTAAACAGTCCGTGAAATCTGCCACCCAACAGGTGGCTTTTTTGGTTTCTAAAGACAAAAAATTAGAAAAGTATGAAAATGCTCATAATTTGACTGATGGGCAGTTGGTTGATATGTTGCGTCACGTTGGGTTTGAAGGAAGGGCTTTAAGGTCTGCTTGTGCTATTGCCAAGGCAGAGTCTAATGGTCGCCCTCTTGCCTTTAACGGCAATGTAAAGACTGGAGACAGTTCTTATGGGGTGTTTCAGATCAATATGATTGGAGAACTGGGTCCAGACCGTAGGGAAAAGTTTGAGTTAGACTCAAATTCTGAACTTCTAAATCCAGTAGTAAATGCACAGATTGCTCTGCATATGACTAAGGGTGGGAAAGACTGGTCTTCTTGGAGTTCTATAAATGGAACACGGTATAAAGAGTGGTACAACAAATATCCATGTAAATAACCTACTCTAACATTTTTATAGGGTTGTCATTTATATTCTTTTTTGTGCCAAAAAATATTCTTGTACCCATCAAAAAAAGTTGAATTTATTTTACGAATAAATCCATTATTAAAGGATAAGTCTTTAAACTTTTCTATGCTCATTACCCAACTATCACGTTTGATTGGAATAAGTTGTGCTATGGGGGTTCCCTTTTTTATATATCCTTCAAAATTTGGATCATTAATAACAAACGGGAAGTTGACTGCACTAAAATAGGTGTCTGTGTCTACTATTCCTGGCAAAATAGTAAAAACAGACTCTCTGTGTGGGGGTTGAATAAACAGGGTTGAATATCCTTTTGGAGTTTTAATTCCCCAAGGATTTTGAAATTTGGGATATGGAAATTCATTTCGTAATGGATGATTTTTTGCTTGTTCTACAGGATGAAATTCTATTATATCTTTGTCTGGCCACTGAAAAACCTGATGGCGTTTTCCTTCTTTATCTTCCATTATTCTTACGTATACGTCTGTTGGTAAGGTAATTATATAGCCACTAGTTATAACATCAAAAACTGGCATACAGCGTTTTATAGTTGCAGTAGTTCTTGCATCTTCTGATGGTATTTTTTTGTTACCTGTGTACGACTCATGCTGTTTATACCAGTCTGGAATATAAAAACTAGCAGGCCTTGGCTGCTCTAAGCCAAAGTCAAATAAATCTTTGAATATAATTTTTAACATTTTTTCCACCCTTCATTTATTATTAAATGTTAGTTTTAGGCAAGATTTGTTGGTGGTGTGTGACTTCCTGAATCAATAATTGGTTCTGGAGCAGGTACTGAAAATGTTCCATCAATATATGCAAGCCCAATTGAGCCAAGAAATTCGTCATTTTCAACACAGGCTAGACCTGTAACACTCTCTGCAATTTCTTTAGAATCTGCAACGATTAAGTTAACTACTAGACTATTCTGATCAATAACTGCAAAATTTTTCATAGGTTTACCTTCCATAGTTCGTTAAGAATAAAGTTTATTCCTTCGTGCTGTTCAAACTCTATTATTTTTTTATCTGGGTTATCTCTTTGTGCCTCTTCATAAGAATCAGCAATCCATGCGTCAACAAAGTGTCCGTTTCTTTTATCTACTACTCCAAACACTTTAATTAACATTAGTAAATAATTGCCACTCCGCCAGCGGTGCCAGCAGTATTTGCGCCACCACCCTGTCCAGCATTGCTACTTAATCCGTAAAGTGATGGATTGTTGTCGCTTCCTGAGTTACGGAAAGAAGGATTTCTAGTGTCTGTATCGTTTACTTTTCCTATTGCTCCAAAGAAACTTGATCCACCAACGCTGCCAGCATTACCATTGCCCTGTGTTTGTGGGCCACCAGTATTATTACCTCCAGCGCCACCGCCACCGACAGTAACTGATGTACTTATTGGTGTAAGACCAAACATAATTTCACCTGTTTTACCAGCGTTTCCACTAAAACTGTGGTGATGGCTTCCATTCCAACCCCAACCTCCTCCATTACCGCCCTGTCCGCCATTTATAACAATTGCGTAGGCCATGTTGGTTCCTGAAGGAACAGAAATGTTTCCTGATGAATTTAATGAATGCTTTACGGTCGGAGTCTTGTAATCGTTGAATCCGCCTTCGCTAGGAAATACTGAAAAACCCATTATGATATCTCCACTCCGCTAATATGAAAGTCTATTGTTGTGGCAGATGCAAAACCTTTAATAGTTTTTGTTGTCGCTAATACCTGCTTAAGATCAATATAGACAGTTGAATTTGCCCCAATTGCAGTAGTTGTATGAAGATCAACATCGTCAAGAAGCAAAGTAAAAGTACCAGCCGAAGCGGCTGTATTAGTTACCGCTATGTTGGTGATTACTGCAGTTGTTGATGCTGGGACGGTGTATAGAGTTGCAACTGATGTTGCTGCTGATGTTCTAACCAGCGCTTTTGTTACTGTAGCCATTAATTACTACCTTTCTATAGTATGGGATTATTATACCACTTTTTAAAAGGTATATACGCCCATAATCGTTCTAAGTTCTAACTCTTCTACCAAAGATTGTTTTGCAACTGAGATCCAATTTGAACCATCGTAAATTTGCAAGGTATTTATAACTATACCATTTGGGTCCTGTCTTATTACGCAAATAGTTCCAGCCGTCGGAGATGTTATTGAGGCATCTCTTGCTGTTGGATTAAGGTAATTGTTTATACCTTTTTTTGCAATCAGTGCTTCAAGCATTGTTACAGCAGATAAATAACTTTGTAGACCAGCCCACTCAAAAGTTCCAGACGTATCTGTCTTGCCAGATAGTTCATACCATGTATCATCTGCTACGTTATAAATATATCCTGGTTTACCATCTGTATTAAATGTCGGCATTAGATCACCCGATTAAAAGCGCTAGTGTCGCCATTGTAAACATACATTTCTAAAGGACTTGATCCTTTTTTAATCCAAATAACACCATTAGCCAGCCCCGTTGTTGGCTGTGTTGCAGTATAGACAGATGTTGCTGATATATATCCTACTGGTGCTGCTGCATCTTTGTCTACCCAAATATATCCATCTGGTATTGTATTAGAGAATGCTGTAAATGCTGCTGCAGTCGGAGCGGTTGTTGTTGCTCTTGAACTATCCCTTGCTGCAACCTCTAGCGCAGCCTTTGTGGTTATTTGGCTTTGTAAATTATTAATTGTATAAGCAATTGATGGATTTAAAAGATTTGCTGAATTGGTTTCTGCAGTATCAAAATCATACGAGCCGTAATGATATGCTTTTAGTGCGTCCTGAATATTAGCATCGTCTGACAATGCTGGAATCTTGGTTGGTACTAAATTTCCTATATTTTCTACAGCCATGTGGTCACCTCTTTAAAATTATACCATTTTTATATTAAACTATAGAAATAAACAGATGAACCGTTTTACTTCCAGTAAGTGCTGACCAAGTGCCACCGCTATATTGTACTGCGTCAAAATTTATTACTAAGTTTGTTCCTGCACCTGCTAAAGCAGGGATTTCCATTGATGATGCAATTGGATTTGCTCCTTCAATTTGAAACTGAACATTGAAGTTTGAAGCGGTAAGTGGTGAACCACTAACTGTTACTATGTTTGATATTGGAATAGTTGTTGATCCTGCGCCAGATGTAAAAGTAACGGCTCTTACAGATGAGTAAATTGCTGGACTTACTTTTAAAACTTGAACCCATGTATTTGCACCAGCCTGAGAAATATATTGATACATGTATCCATAATTTTCTCCTGGGGCAGTATTAATATACATATCATTTAGTATTAGAGTGGTTCCAAATAAAGCACCATTTGCTGTTAATGCATTTGGCTCTCCAGAACCAACAATAAATTTACTACCACGAACTCCTTGTGGTCCAATGTCAACCAACAAGTCAATTGACTCTGGTGGCCCTATAACAACAACATCATCAGTATTAAGTAATACGTCAACCATTATGAATCATCTGCTCCAGTAATATCATCTACCACTGTTACAGTTCCCGTTAAAAGTGTATAAACTAATGTTGCGCCTGAATCAATTTGAACGTCATATACATAACTTCCAGCAGTTAACGCTTCTCCTGCGCCTGGTAAGATTGTGC